CGCCCATCGAGATCGGAGAAATCCAGACGCTCATCGAGTCGAAGCGCGCCGAACGCCGTGGCGCTCTCGACTACCTGAACTAACAAACTGCAACCGATAGAGGCACCAATGACCATCCGCATTCCGACCCCAGCCTATGCACCGCCCGATGCCGCCGCCGCTGCGCCCGCTGCTGCTCCACCGCCAGCCGCGCCCGCAGCACCAGCCCCGGCCGCGCCAGCGCCTGCAGCAACTCCGGCCGCTGCTGCTCCCGCCGCTCCGGCTACCGGTTTCACCGCCGCGCCAGCCGCGCCGAAAGCCGAACCCGTGGCATGGGGCGACGACTGGCGCGAAAGGCTGGCCGGCGGCGACGACAAGGCCCTGACCGCACTCAGGCGCTACAAGACCCCGGAGGACTGGACCAAGGCTGGCCTCGAGGCGCAGAACCGCATCCGCTCTGCTCGGCTCAGCGATGATCCGATGCCCGACGCCGAGAAGAACCCAGAGGAAGCCCGCATCTGGCGCGCCGAGCGCGGCATCCCCGATGCGCCGACCGACTACAAGCTCGATGTCGTGGTCGAGGCGATGGGCGGCGAGATCCCTGATGCCGAAAAGCCGCTGTTCGCCGACTACATGGCCTATGCGCACGCCAACGGCATCGGCCAGAAGGACTTCGACAAGAACCTGAAGTGGTATGCCGGCTTCGCCAAGGCCCAGCAGGAACAGACTGCGACGGCCGATGCGACCAACGCCAAGCAGATGGACGGCGCGCTGAAGGCGGACTGGAAGGGCGATTTCGACGCAAACATGGGCGTGGCCAAGCGCGCCGCCAGCGAGGTAATCCCCGGCGCCGACGTGTTCGACGCTCGCTTGCCCGACGGGCGTAGGGTCGGCGATGTGCCTGATCTGGTGAAGACGTTCCACAAGATGGGCGTGATCCTGTTCGGCGAGCCGGTCGAGAGCGGCAACGACGGCGGCGGCGTCCCGCCCACTGCCCGCCTCGAGCAGTTGCGCAAGGAGATGAAAACCAATATAGATGCGTTTGAGGGCGACCCCGCAAAGGTCGCGGAATACCGCAATCTGGTCGAGTGGGAAACCAAGACCAAGGCGCGGCGCGGCGAGCAGTAGCCCTCACGCCGGGACTGTGAAGCCCCGCATCAGGTCTGGAGCCACCCCGCGTTAGCGGCCCTCCAGACCGGCGGCCACCCTACACATCAGGCACAAACCCTCGTTTGTGAAACCTCATGTCTAGGAGGCCGTCATGGCTGTTCAGGCCGCAGTAACCGAATTTAAAGAACGCACCGTCGCGCAGTTCGAGCAGAAGCAGACCCAGCTCGCAATGGCGACGACCCGCGAGACCCAGAAGAAGGGCAACGTTTCCACCTGGCTCGTCAGCGGCTCGAACGGCGACACCGCCGTGACCCGCGGCCAGAACGGCGACATCCCGTACGGTGGTCCCACCAATTCGCAGGTCTCGGCCACCCTCGCCGAGCGCCACGCCGCCAAGGAACTGACCGGCTTCGACGTGTTCGCGTCGCAGGGCGATCAGGCCGGTGGCCTGCGCAAGATGGTCGTCAACATCATGCACCGCGATCAGGATCTGACGATCCTCGCCGCGCTTGCCGCCGCCACGCTCGACTTCGGCACCGGCACGATGGACCTGACGAACATCCTCGGCGCCGTCGCGATCCTGGGCAACAACCAGGTGCCGACTGACGAAGTCGACAACATGTTCGGCATCATCTCGCCGGCCGCCAAGGCCTACATGATGCAGATCACCGAGTTCTCCAGCGCCGACTACGTCGACATGAAGCCCTATGCGGGCGGCGTGTCGAAGAAGTATCGCCGCTGGGCGGACATCAACTGGATCGAGAGCCCGCTGGTCACCGGCGTCGGCACCTCGTCGGAGATCCTCTACATCTTCCACCGCGACGCGCTCGGCTACTCGGCCAACATGAACGAGGCGGCCGTGTTCGCTGGCTACGAGGAGAAGCACGCACGCAACTGGGCGCGTGCCGAACTCTATCACCAGGCGGTGGTGCTGCAGAACTCCGGCATCATCAAGATCACGCACGACGGCTCGGCTTTCGCCGCTACCTGATCGAACTAGGTGAGGCCGGCTAACCCCGGCCTCGTCTCCCCCTCAACATCTCTCAGGAGAGCGAAATGAGCTACGTGTCTTCCTACCTCACCCTCGCAGTCTCGGGCGGTCCCAAGCGTCCGCAGCTGTGGTACTACGCGCCGCCCACTGGCTCGTCGAACGCCGATGCCGTCGCCACCGTGCGCGGTGCCGGCTTCATCAGCGATGCGCTCGACCGCGGCATGAAGGTCAACGACATCCTGATCTGCGTGGACACCACCACGCCCCTTGTGTCCTTCAGCCGCGTATCGGTGGTGGCATCCACCGGAGCGACGCTGGTCGCTTAGCGGCATCAGTTTGAACGTGGTACAAGCCTCTGCTACGTTCGAAAGGTGCGGGGCCTCTGGTCGGTCCCGCACCACTTCCACAAGAGAGGCACGCAAATGCAGACCACTACCCGAGTTCTTGGCGCAGCCAAGCTGAAGAACGCCTACCACGCCCGCGGCGACTTCATGGTCGACGACATGCCCAACGATACGATGCTCGAGGAAATCCTCGCACCGGGCTTCTGGGCCAATCACTGGCAGGCCATCAAGCGCGGCGCCCGCATCGAGGTCATGCGCTCCGACAACACCCTCGACGTGACCCTGCGCTGCCTGTCCACTGCGCCCGGCCTCGTGTTCGTGCGCCCGATCGGCGAGCCCTACGTCGACAATTCCAACGTCGAGCAGGCGACCCTCGAAAACGCCAATGTCGACACGGCGGCCGTCGAGGCGCTGAACAAGCGCGTCGCCGATCTCCAGCGCGGCTACAAGATCGGCTATGCCGACGCCGGCATCAATAAGGGCTGGTGGGTCCAGTTGAAGTCGACGCGCGAGATCATCGCGAACAAGATCATGACCAAGACCGCCGCCGTCGAGTTCGCCGAGAAGCACGCTCAGATGAGCGCCGGCAGCGGGCAGAAGGTCGCGTAGTCTCAGGAAGGAACCCGGCTCATGGCAACGAAACTTGGATGTTACAACGCTGCCCTGAGCCGGCTGGGCCCCGTACGGCTCACCGGGCTCACCGAGAACCGCCCCGAGCGCATCGTCTTCGATCAGCACTACGACGAGGTGATCGAGGAAGTGCTCGAAAGCGGCCTCTGGTTCTTCGCCTTGCGCACGCAGGAGTGGACGCCGGACGTCGATGCGGTCGATTCGATCAACGGCCAGTACGTCTACAACCTGCCGTCGGACTACGTGCGGCTGCGCAAGATTTCCCCCGACCAGGCGCAGGTTTCCGAAGACCTCAGCTACCGCCGCGAGGGCGAAGTGATCCTGTCCGACCACTCGGTGCTCTACGTGACCTATGTGTCGAACAGCGCCAGCTACGGGCTCAACCTCGCCGCATGGCCGCAACTGTTCGCCAACACCGTGGCCGACCATCTGGCACTGCGCTCGAACCTGCCGATCACCAAGGACCGCGGCACGACCAACGACCTCGAGCAGAAGGCGGCGCGCTCGCTGGCCAAGGCACGGCGCGTCGATGCGGTCGACGAGCGGATCAAGCTCAAGCAGCCCGGAACGTGGGTGCAGTCCCGCAGCCAATACAATCGCGGCCAGCGCCGGGAAAGCACATAAGCAATGGCGATCAAGGTTTATCACCATGCTCTAAATTGCGGCGTGTTCGACGTAGATAAGTTGCATCGCGTCGATCTCGAAAGACTTCGCCTTGCTGCCGAAATACAAGAAAACCTGCTGTGCGACGCCATCGGCAAGGCGTTTCCCCGGCCCGGCACGAAATACTGCGCGACCTGCGACAACGGCACCACGCGCGTCGAGCCGATCCCGTTCATTGCCGGCACCGAGGACGCTTTCATTCTCGAAATGAGCGACCTGACAGTGCGGGTACTCGACTGCGACACCGATACGATGGTGACGCGCAACGCGGTCAGCGACACCGTCGGCGCATTCGCGACGTGGACGACGGCCACGATGTCGGGGCAGACGTCGAGCACTGCCGGCTCAAAGCTCACGCTGTCGGCCCGTGGCAAGGGCGCCAGCGCCAGCGGCACGGTGTCGGTGGCTGCTGGTAGCCTTGGCACTGAACGGGCGCTGCGCATCGTCGTGGAACGCGGCCCAGTGCGGTTCCGGCTCGGGTCGACCAGCGGCGGCGTCGACCTGCTGCCCAACACGCAAGAGCAGATCCTGCGCACCGGCTATCACTCGATCGCCTTCACGCCGGCCGCGACCCCGTACTATATCCAGATACTGAACGACGAGCCGATTAACCGCATTGTGTCGTCGGTGTCGATCGAGGCCGCGGGCGTGATGGAACTGCCGACGCCATGGCCGCACACGCAGTTGAAGTCGCTGCGCTTCGACCAGTCGCTTGATGTGATGTACCTCGCTGCTGGCGGTGCCTATGCGCCCAAGCGGATCGAGCGCCGCGGCGACACCTCGTGGTCGATCGTCAACGAGCAGTCCGACGATGGGCCGTTCTTCGCCAGTGCATCCGCCGACCTGACGATGACGCCGGGCGCGCTGCAGGGGAACACGACGCTGACCGCTTCGCGTGACTTCTTCAAATCGACGCATGTCGGGGCGCTATTCCGGGTGACGCATGAAGGCCAGAAGGTCACCCAGTACCTGGCGGGCGCAAACCAGTTCACCGACCCGATCATGCTGTCGGGCATCACCGAGACCAATTTCGAGGAGCGCAAGTTCACCACGGCGATCAGCGGGACGTGGGTCGGGACGCTGAAGCACTTCCGCTCGTTCGATGGCGAGTTCGGCGACTATCTCGAATACCGGCGCGAGCAGGCATCGGCCACCATCGCCATCACGGGCAACGCGACTTACACCAACGACGACAACGACGACAACGCCGAAGTCTGGGTGAAGGTCGGGTTCGACAATGCCGGCTACACCTCGGGCGAGGCGGCGATCTCGCTCACGTACCAGGGCGGCGGCGGCTACGGCATCTGCCGCGTGGTCGAGTACGTGTCGGCGACGGTGGTCAACGTCGAGGTGCTGCGCCCGTTCAAGGGCACGCACGCCACCAAGCAGTGGCGCGAGGGCAGGTATTCGGCGCTCAACGGCTATCCGGCCGCGGTGCTGCTCAACGACGGGCGGCTGATCTGGGCCGGCAGCGACCAGTTCGACGCATCGATTTCGGATGCCTATTCGTCCTACGACGAGACGTTCGGGGGTGACGCCGGGCCGATCTCGCGCTCGATCGCTCTGGGCGGGCGGAACGAGGCGGTGTGGATGCTCGGCCTGTCATCGCCGATGATCGGATGCGATTCGCGCATTGCCAATGCTCGAGCATCGTCCCTCGACGAGAAGACCACTCCGACCAATTTCAGCATGAAGACGGCTGGCAAGGTTGGCGCCGCGAACATCAGGCCGGTGGAACTTGCCGATGATCGCGGGCTGTTCGTCGCCTCTGGCGGGCGGATGATCTACGAAATCGTCTGGTCGAGCGAGAAGGGCCGCTACGTGGTGAGCCCGTTCACCAAGTTGACCAGCCGGCTATTCCGCGGCGGCATCGAGGCGATGGCGGCGCAGACGCTGCCCGACCAGCGCATCTGGATCACGACGACCGACGGCGACATGGTCTGCATCGTGTTCGAACCGACGCAGCAGGTCCTCGCGGCGCATATTCCGATCAGCACCGGGTCGGATACCGACTTCTTCGAAGGCGTGGCCGTGGTGCCTGGCGACGAGCAGGACCGGGTCTATGTCACCGTCAAGCGCGTCGTGAACGGCGTGACCGTCCGCTACCTCGAGAAGATGGCGCTCGACCGCGAGATCGAGATCGACGACGTGACCAAGATGATGGACAGCCACATCACCGTTGCGGCGCATGCGGCGGCGATCACCGGGCTCGACCACCTCGAGGGCCGCACTGTGGTGGCCTGGGCGGATGGCGAGCCGGTGGTCGACGGCGACGGCGACACCATCGAGTATGTCGTCGCGAGCGGCGGCATCACCTTGCCGGCGGTGGTGACCACCGGGGCCTGCATCGGCCTGCCCTACGAGATCCGCTACAAGTGCGCGCGGCTGGCCTATGGCGTGCAGGGGGCGACCCCGATGCTGTCGAACATGGCGGTCACGGCGGTCGGGCTCATGCTGCAGGACTACATCCGCAGCGGCGTGAAATATGGCACGGTGCGGGGTAACAATACCTTCTCGGCGACGTGGGACCTGCCCGGCATCAACAGCGCCACGCAGGACACTGCGGCAGAGAGTGCGCCGGGCACCGACGAGATGGACGAATACCCGCTCTCGACCGATTCGCCGATCAGCCTCGACACCAGGGTCTGCGTGTCCGGCGCCTCCCCGAAGCCATGGACGCTGACCTCGCTGGTGCTGGCGATCGAGCGGTATGGCAACTGAGTATCGCAGCGCGACGCCATCCGAAATCGTGGAGCTTGCACAAGGTCCGCTAACATTTCCGCTGATCGCGTTCGCGGCTGTGGACGATGGTCGGCCGGTCGCATATTACGGGCTGGCTTGGAAGTTCGGCCGCTGTGACCTCTGGTTTCTTGTGGTTGACGCCTCCGCTTCCAAGCGATCTTCCATCCGTGTGGTACGACAGGCCCGTCGCATGCTAAATGTTGCGCGGGCGCTTGGCGACGCGAAGGTCTACTGCATCAGGGACGACCACCCGAATAGCCAGAAGCTCCTCGAAACGGTCGGGTTTCGGTTCGAGGGCATGGTCGAGGTGGTTCTGGCCGATGGGTCGGTGACCGAAAAGGAGGAGTGGGTCCATGGCTAGTCTGGCGACTGTTGCTGCTGTTGCGACGATCGGCTCGGCGGTCATTGGGGCAGGCGCCTCGATCTACGGCGGGATGCAGCAGCAGAAGGCGAGCGAGATCGCCGCGCGACAGGAACGCCTCGCCGGCAAGAACGAGCTCGCAGCATCTCAGCGCGAGGCAGAGGACAAGCGCCGCGAGGGCCGCCTGATCATGTCGGCGCAGATGGCCGAGGCCGCCGCGTCTGGCGCCGGGTCCGGCGAAGATGCCCCCACCATCATGAAAATCCTGACCGACACCGGCGAGCGGGTCGAGTACGGCGTCGATGCGGCGATGTACCAGGGCTATTCGCGCCGGGACGATTACTTCCGCTCTGCCGATGCACGGGTTGCGTCGGGCGGGGCCAGCTATTTCGGGTCGATCCTCAGCGGTCTCGGCACCGGTATCGGCGGCATCGGCCGCGGCGTGGCAATGCTCGCCTGAAAGGACACAATTCGATGGCCCGTATTCCCGATTCCTCCGCGGTATCTGGCGCTCCCTCGCTGCGGCCTTCCGGGGCTGTCTCTGTCGCCGACATGTCGCCCATCGCGCGCGGCGCGCAGGATCTGGCCAGCGGCATCGGCGATGCGGCCGGGAGCCTCTACAGCTTCGCCAAGGAGCAGGAGCGCAAGGAGAACGTCGTCGACGTGGCCGCCGCCGATGCCGCGATGCGCAAGCGCTTCATGGACATCCAGAACGATTTCCAAGAGGACAACGACTTCTCGACATTCGAGCAGCGCAGCAACGCGCTGACCACGGCGGCCAAGGACGAAGCGGCCAAGCTGATCCGCAACGAGGAGACGCGGCAGGCGTGGCTCGGGCAGGCCGAACTCACCAGACTGTCGCAGGTCGAGCAGGTGATCAACCGCGGGCAGGCGCTGAAGCGCGAATACGACGTCGCCAAGATGGATGACGCCAACCAGACTCTGCACGACACCATTGCCGACCCGAACACGAGCCCGGCCGATGCGGTGCGCTCGACGAACTCGATCCTCGAAAACATCAAGCTCGCCGAGGCCACTGGGGTAATGACGCCCGGCCAGGCAATCGAGCGGCGCCGGCTGTTCGCGGTCGGGGCGCAGAAGCAGCGAGCCGCGAACTCGGCCTATTTGCTGGCCCGCTCCGACCCGGCTGCGGCCATTGCGCGGCTCGGCGTGTCGGACAAGCCCGGTGATGTCGCGGCGGCCACGCTGGCGGCCTCTGGCGGCAAGCCGATCGCTCTGCCGGCCGACATGGCGACGACCATCGCCAAGACGCTGGGCGATGAATCGTTCCCGAAAGACCCGGCCGACATCGAGGCCTATCTCAGCGACCCGACGAAGAATCAGGAGTACGTCGGCGAGGCGATCAAGGTCATGCAGTCGAAGCTCGACGGTGACCTCGAGGCGGCGGTGATTGCGCTGGCGCCGGGCGGCAACGTCGAGATGGCGCGGAAGTTTCAGGAGACCGGCGACGAGGCCGACCTGCCCGCTGCCGTGGCCGACTTCTACCACGCGACCATGACGGCGATTGCGCCGGCCAGCGGCGGCACGGTGCTGCCCATTGTGATCGACAGCGAGATCGAGGTGGCGACGCTCAACCCCACCGATCTCGACAACTGGGAGAAGGCGCAGGCAGCGTTCGGCCAGCAGGTGCGCGTCGTCAGCGGGCTCACCAGCAAGGAGAACGACGCGGCCGGCGGGCGCCCTGGGCTGAACCTCGACATGTCCAAGCTCAGTACCAAGGAGCGCGAGCGGCTGCTGACCGTGGCCGCAGCATCAGGATTCAGCAAAATCGGCATCTACAAAGACGCGCTGCACCTCGAAACCGGCGATGGTGCGCCGGAAGTGTGGGGCCCGAAGGGTGGCAACGTGCCGACCTGGGCAGCAGAGATTGCCAGCCAGCACATGACCGGCACCATCACCCCGCCGATCGTCTACAACGGGCGCGATCCCGAGTTCGCGGCGGCCGACTACAAGGATCTGCTCGCCGCGCGCCGCGACGCCGAAGACATCCTGAACCAGAAGCGCCTCGAAAACCGCGCGTGGATCAACACGGCGGTGACCAACATGCCGTCGGCGCTGGCCAATGGCGTGCCCTACGAGGGCAAAATTCCGACGGCCATCGACTTCGTCAACGCCTACGGTGCTGCTGAGGGTATCGAACGCTGGAATGCGTTCGAGGCGCAGACCGACCTTGCGACTGACATCGTGGCGCTGCAGAGCGCGCCGAACGACGTGCTGATGAACATTGGGAAAACCAATGCCGACGCCATCCGCAATGCGCCGGCCGACCAGATTGCGCTGATCGAGCAGGCGACCGCCGCGAAGACCGAAGCGGCAAAGCATGTCCTTGAGGCACGCGAGAAAGACCCGGCCGCCGCGACGCTGCAGGCATTCCCCGAGGTGCAGAAGTTGTGGGACGCCGCCGTCGAAGACCCGGCGCTGATGCCCGATGCGGTCAAGGCGATGGCGACGGCGCAGACCATGCTCGGCATCGCGCCTGACAAGCAGCGCGTCCTCCCGGCGCAGATCGCGACCGCCGCGGTGGCGTCGTTCAAGAACCTTGAACTGCCGGACGGGCAGCGGCAGGACAGCATCCTCGCCACCGTGGCGCTGGCCGGCGGCGACGAAGACATGCAGGACGCCATCGTGGCGCAGCTGGTGACCGATGCCGGCGCCCCGCGGCAATTGAAGGCCGCCCTGGCGCCGCTCGAGCGTGAGGGTGACCGCAGCGCCGAGGCGTCGGCCCGCACGCTGCTGTCGGCGATGATGACGTCGGAGGACGCGCTGGGCCTCAAGAAGACCGGCAGCGAGGCGATCAAGCCGGGGATCGAGACCCGCATTGCGCCGCTCGATGATGACGGCGGGCTGGCCGATGTGATGTATGGGCTCGGCGGCTCGTCCCAGAACATGGATCGCTGGGCCGACGACAAGGATCTGCTGACCCGGGCGACGGCCTGGCACATGGCCAGCGGCAAGAGCGAGGAGCAGGCCTACAAGCTCGCGCTCTTGGACATGTACGGCGACGTGAAAGCGGTGACCGGCAACAACGTCAGCGCCATCATCGACGCCAAGGACGATAGCGCACTGCTGGCCGATGGGTTCGCTCGCGCCATGGTGCCGATCAAGGCGGTGCTGAAGCTGGAACTCGAGCAGGGCTTTCGCGAGGCGTTCCCGGATGCGCAGAACAACAAGTTCCTGAACACCTGGCTGGTCGGAGCCGATCAGTCGTCGATCCTCGACACCGGCTATTGGGCGAACGGACCGCAGAAGGACACGTTCGTCTTCGTCGATGGCAAGACCATGGAAATGGTGCCAGACCCGGAGGACGTGACGCGGCCTTACACGCTGACGAAAGCCGAGGTCGAGCGCATGGGCCGCACGCTGCGCGCCAGCGGCGGCAACCGTGGCGCCGACGCGCCGGTTGAGTTCAGCACCTTCACTCCGATGGAGCAGCCCTGATGGCCCTTTCAGTTCGCCCGCAGTTCCGCCAGTGGGATCGTGTCGGGCACGCGCGCTCGACGCTCGAATCGCAGTTCGGGTTCGGGCAGGCGATCGGCGAGAACACGATCTCAGGTTTCCTGTCATCCTACGGTGCCGGCACCATCGCCCGCGAACTGATGACCCCGCAGCCGAACGTCCCGATCACCGACGAAGCGCCGTTCCTGTCCGAACTGCCGCGCGCGGTCGGCGAGATCGGATCGATGATCCGCGGCGACAAGCCCGAGCCGACGATCAGCGTTGAGGAGTTCAAGGCCAGCACCGATTATCGCGAGGCCATCCCGTACGAGACCGGCATGACCAAGAGCCGGCTGGCGGCGCTGTCGGCCATGTACGACGTCAACCAGGCTCGTGCCATGATGTCGCAGAAGGAGTGGGGCGGCGCGTTCATCGGCCAGTTTCTCGGGCAGGCCGGCGACCCGATCAACTATGTGCCGTTCGCGGGCGGCGCGATGCAGACGGCGGCGGTGGCGCGGCTCGGCGGCGTGCTCGGGCGGGTGAGCGTGGCGGCGCTCGACGCGGCGGTCAACACTGCCATCTTCGGCGCGGCGACGGCCAACTGGCGCAAGAACTTCGGCGACGCTGTGACGTTCGAAGCCATCGCGCAGGAAGTCGGCATGTCGATGGTGATCGGCGGCGTGTTCGGGGCCGGCATGGGCGTGCTGTCAATCCCCGGTGATCGCCGGGCCCGCGATGCTGCGATGATCGATGCCGCTGCCTCGCGCATGGACGGGCTCCGCGATGTGCAGGGCCGCATGGCGATCCTCTCCGACAATACCTCGAGGCTGGCGCGCGGCGAGGACATGAACCCGTCGGCGCGGATCGAGTTCGAGCGGCAGGCGGCGAAGTTTCAGGACGAGATCCGCAAGCAGGAAGAAGTCGACGTTGCGCGCGTCGTCGCGACCCGCACCGTCGCCGAGCGCGCCGATCTGGTCGCCGTTCGAGCCGAGATGGAAATCACGCCAGTCGATTCGCCGCGCCGCGTTGAACTGGCGCAGCGGCAGGTCGAACTCGAGGACCGCATCCAGCGCATCGATCTCGCCTATCGGGCACAGCGCGAACTCGTGGCGCGTGGCGTCGTGGCGGAC